TATTCGCGTTCTGCAACTTTTTCGTCCATGTGCTTTTGCACTTCAAGCTCATACTTGCGAACCTGCTCATCGAAATATGCTTGCTGTTCACCAGCAGTCAGATCAATGATTGTTCTGCCGAGAGTCCAAACGCCATTCACCAAAGTAGGCTCTGAATTCTTGACTTCTTTTTGAGTGAAAGGATCAAAAGCTGATCCAGCCTCAACTGTCACAGGAAAGACATTCCACGACTCGCGCAAAGAATCATTCATCTGTACAGGAAAGCTAGTGTTCGGATTATCAATTCGTAGATCATTGTCGTTGTACGGATATTTCACGACAGACCCGTTTTCAGCTTTTACATACATTTTTGATTACTCCGACAATGTGATGTTCGTATATAAATCCATATTGGTCAGGCGGATAATACCCTTGGTTCCCGCAGGATTGATTTGCGCGATATAAATCTCATTGCTATCAAGAACTCCGTCATTGTGATCATAAAAAGATTTACTTGTTTTACTTCCTTGTGTGCTTGCATCAAATGGAGTGCTGAGTATCCACGAGTTAAGAGTGCTATTGCCTCCAGACTGTTCCCATGCAATGAATCGCAAACCGTTTGGTGAAAACTGAGGCGAGTACATCGCGCCGCTATGAGTGAATCCATTGTAATCCGCATTGACAGTGTATCCACCAGAAAAAGTATTCGCAGTCGTTAAGTCAATCACGCCTATTCCGTCAGAGCCGTCATTGTAATACATCTCGGTTCCTGCTGAGTTCATTTGGAAGCATTCAACCACCACACCTCCTCCAGCATCCAGTGAGTTTCCAGAATAACTAATACTCGAAACATCAAAAGGAGATGACAAGTCGTATTCATAGATGTATTGAGAAGCCGCAGATATAAACATCTTTGTTCCGACCGCGTTAAAACAGAACGACCTTGCGGTAGTTGTTTCTGTGAGGTTAGAAGAATTCACTGGAGTGCCAGCACTTGTCACATCGTAAGCGGTTGAAAGCGGAAATTCAGTCACAACAGCTTGCGAACCAGTATCTCGCAAGACAAGCAATTTTGAGCCATTATTATTAAACTTCATTGCCCATTGGCCTGATGCAGATAGGCTTGTCCAAGAGGCGGGAGGACTCCAAGTCAAGTCAGAAACATCATAGGCTGTCGTGCTGTAGCTAAGTTTAGCCATGAGGTTAATGCCAGAAGCATTGACAGCTATCCACGCGCCAGTCCCATCTGAGTTCCACTGGAATCCAACAACGTAATCAGGCGTTGGAAAATTAATTCCCATATCACTCAGCGTAGCATTGGTTCCTGTGCTTCTTGTGCTGACATCCCAACCTGTTGAATAGTTATCGTTATTGATCCTACTGTTTTGATATCCCCACGACCACGATTTTGTTCCATCGCTATTCGTGATGAACCAGTCATCACTTGATCCCCACGCACTTTCCTGAGTGAACGACAATGTACTCATGTCGAAAGAAGTTCCGAATGCAAACTCCATTATCTGATTATCAGTACCACCGCTGACCCACAGAGTATTGCCATCCGATGAAACCGCGCATGACCTTGCGAACGTATCCTGTGCAGCAACGACTGTAGATGTAGTCGAATATGTAGCTGTTGAAATATCGAAGTTTGTGCTCAAAGTGTAATAATCAACTTCCTCTGTGGCATCGTCTGTTATCCATAACTTCGAGCCGTCAGATGCCATGAAAAACCCATTGTCTAGTCCTGTGTTGCCTCCAACATATCTAAACAAACTATCATAGCTGAAACTTATAGCATCATAAGAAGTGCTTAAACTGTATTGGTAGATTCTATTGTTGTTCCTGTCACAGACATACATCTTCGTTCCAGAATTTTCAAACCGGAAAAAGTCATAAGCCATAAGCCCAATAGAAGGGCCGTCTAACTTACCAATAGAAAATATAGTGGTGTATGGAGCATCAGCTATAGCAGTGTTTGACGTTGTGAACAGCCATTCGCCACCGCCTATTCCTCCAGCTCCAATTGCTTTACTCCAAAGCATCAGCTTCCATCTCCAACAAGCGCACCGTAGAGAGTCGTGGATACTTTCCACAGAGCAATGACAGTGTAGCCTGTCGTCGCTAATGTTGGCGCAGCGCCTCCATTGTTGACCCATGTGATAGTGGGCCAAGTGATTGTATATGCAGTGCCGTCATCAATCATTAAGGTAATAGCTTCGCCAGCGGACAGGTTGTCAGTCAGTGAGGTGATATTACCTGTTAAAGTAACAGTGTGAATTGAGCCATTGTCTGGATCTAAATCTGTCGTATTGGCTCCTGTTGTTGTTGCCCAAGCATAGACATCTTCCAGAATTGTTCCGGTCAATGACGGAGATGTTAGTGCGGGAGATGTTCCAAAGACCAAAGCGCCAGACCCTGTTTCATCTGTCACTGCGCTTGCCAGATTTGCGCTAGATGGCGTTGTCAGAAAAGTCCCAACATTTGCTGCCAGGTCGCTTATCTGGCTTGTGGTAACTGTCGTTGTAACTGTGGCAGTATCTTGCCAGGCGCTTCCAGTATAGACACGCATAACGCCAGAAGTAGTATTGAAATATATCGCTCCAGTAATCAAAGCATCGCCATCATTATCTAGAGTAGGATCGCTTGCTTTTGCACCCAAATATCTATCGTCAAAAGAATCATAACTGGCAGCAGCATCTGATGCGCTGGTCGCAGCATTTGACGCACTTGTTGAGGCATTGCTTGCACTGGTAGAAGCATTGCTTTCGCTGGTAGAAGCATTGCTTGCACTCGTTGCAGCATTACTTGCGCTTGTGGCTGCATTTGTTGCATCAGTGTTTGCTTGAGCAATGTCTGTGTTCATTTGGCCGATGCTGGTATTTAGCTCGCCTTGCATCGTGACAAGAGCGGCTAGAAAAGCATCTGCTTTTGAAATGAAAGTCGCTGGCGCGTCCGTTCTTGCTGGAGCAGCTGGCAATGTACTAATGGTTGAAATTGTCATCAGACAAGTCCCTCAATGTCGAGTGAGCAGCGGCTCAAAGTCGGATTGCTCAGGATTATATCAAATTCGCGATAGTAGCCGTAGACAACAGCGCCAGGTTCATCGTCCTGCGCGATCCAGACAACTGGAGTCGTGCGAATATCTGTTAGAATATTTCTCACGACCGCAAACGTGCTTGTCGGCAGGATTATGTCAACGTCCATTCGGTTTGCGTATGCGCCAGGAGTAATTGTCACTCGACCATTTGCGTCTGTTGTTTTCACAGAGTAATCAATGATTGATATTCCTGCGCCATGCTGAGATTTGCCAAGTTCTGCAAACTGACCAATGACCAAAGCTCCGCATTTTGCCGTTCCAGTATCAGTGAAAGTTACCGTAATGTCTGAACCAGCATACGGCGGGAGATCGGTGATCGCATATCGGCTTATTCGCACAATAGGCTCAAAGAAATAAGCATACCAATCCTGAATTCCCGAATCAGAAATCAGGCTAAAAGTTTGGTTATAAACTTCACCTTCTGTCGCATCGTCAACAACAACTGTGAAACTGGCAGCATCAACATTTATTACTGCAAGCGCATTGACCACAGGAGTAAAAGTCAATGTGACTTCTATTCCGCCTGATCTTTCTGTTTGATCCTGGACGATAGCATCAAACATCTTCCAAGCATTTGTGCTGGAGACTTCGTCCCAATATGTTCCATCGTCAGTTGTCGGGTCGTTGCCAGTATTTGAACCTGCTTGTGATTGGTAGATTTTATGAGTAGCAGTGGCAGCGCCGCCAGCCGTTCCAGTAACCATTACCAGATCGTTCAGTGCATACGTTGTGCCAGAGGCCCATTCAGGCTGATCAGCTTCTGTCACGTTTGTTGCTGTGACGTTCGCATCAAGTATGGTTTCTGGTCGAATAATTTTCATTTGTTACGACCTCGTCGGCGGCAAGCCATCCTTATCCCATCGATCATTGATTCGGTAGAGTCTTTGAGTATTGCGAGCAACAGCGACCATGATTTCTTCCATCGTCTGTTTAAGCTCGCCCATGTCCATCGACATTCTATCCGCTGACATTGTTTGTTCAGCAGTCAAGACTCTTTCGCCAGCATGAAGTTGTGCAACAAAGCCATCATGTGGAACGTATGGCAAGCCTTCGCGGAATGAGCCATCTACCATTTCTGCCAGACCAAGATCGACCAGCGTTTGCTTTGCGTCAGAACCGTAAGCCTCTTTGAGCGCGTTCGCAAAATCAGCTTGCAGCAAAGGCTCATAGGCCAACTGGCCTTCCGTTTCTTCTGCAAGCAAAGACTGATCAAAAGCCCTTCTATAATTCAAAGCTAACAAATCAAGTTGCTGGTCAACTGGCAATTCGGCAAAAGTAGGATAATCAATTTTATTCAGTCCGAATATATCCCACTTGAATGCAAGATAAGCAAAGAGCAAACCAGCAGCAATATTTGCAACTGTAGAAAATGTGCTTCCAGTACCGCTAGTTGCTGTTCCTGTTGCTGTTTCTGCTGCTGTTGTTCCTGTCGCAGCAGTTGTTCCTGTTTCTGCTGCTATTGTTCCGCCAGATGCTACTGTTCCGCCAGTTGCGGTTGCTGTTTCTGCCGCTATTGTCCCTCCGGTTGCCACTGCGCCGCCAGTTGCAGTTGTGCCAGTTACTGCTGCTGTGCCTCCGGTTGCCGCTGCGCCGCCAGTTACTGCTGTGCCAGTTACTGCTGCTGCTCCTCCAGTTGCAACGTCCACCGCAGCACTTGTAGCAACTTCAGTAACGGCTGATCCAAGGCCAGTGACAGAGCTAATCAATCCTGATATGCCGCTGCTTATATTTGATAACAGCCCGCTGAAAGCATTACCAATAGAAGCAAACAACCCGTCACCGCCAAGTAAACTTGAAAACAAGTTAGAGATTCCGCTCGCTATCCACTTTGCAATCATGTCAATAAGAAATTGCTCAAACCTTTTCAACAAATCATCAAGCGCACTGCTTCCGTTGTTGTAGATGTCAATGAACAAATCGCTCAAAGTTTGCTTGTGGTTTCCAAAAGCAATCTCAATATCTTCGCCAACCGTTAAAGATAATTCTCCCCAACTTCTCGTCCACTCTTTTGCGTCATCTGTTTGCGTTTGAATATTTGTAAAATTAAGATTGTCTGCTGTTGTTTGAAGTGCTATTAACGCTTCGTCAGCATCTCCAGTTTCTTCAGCTAATATTTCAGTGGCCGTATTGAGAGGAGTTAGTTCGCCCTCTAGCTCTCCAGCTCTATCACGCAGCGTTTCAATTCGAGTATTCAAACCGTCAGTGCTTGTATCTATGCTTGTAATATTTCCAGAGAATGTTTGCAGGTCTGGACTTAAATTGCCCATTGCTGTCTTTGTATTTTCTAGAGCCGTTTTTGATTCATTGATAGCATCTGCAAAAGTTGATGCATCGCTTTCTCCTTCGGATAGTTTTTCCAAAGTTGTGGTGAATGCTTCATTAAAAGAATTGACAGCATCAAAAGGATTCTGCATGGCTTCTTTCATTCCGCTTGCTACGGCAATAGTTGTATTCTTTAAATCTGTAAAAGCATTGCCTATCGAATCTATTGCGCCGCCAACAGTTTCCAGAAACCATATTTTGAAAGAAAGCCAAGTCGCTCGTATAGCTAGCTCAACAGTTTCTGCTGCAAATTTAACAGTTTCCCAAACATTAGATATTGCTATTCCAACATCAGGAAAAGTCTCAACAAACCAAGTTGCAAGAGAAGAAAAAAACTCGCTGATACTATCAACAGCAGAACTGGCAAATGATGCAATGTTGACCCAGAAATTGCTAAAAAAATCTTTTACGGTTGCCCAAGTCGTCGAGAACCAATTTCCCAAAGCAGTAAAATATCCACTGATAGCATCAACTGCTGTAGATGCATAGCCAGAAATTATAGGCCAGAAATCAGAGAACCAAGTGGCAACTCCTAAATAAGTTTCAAGCAGCCATATTTTGAAGTTAGTCCACGCAAGCTCAATCAAAGCCGCAGCGTTCTCTCCAGCCCACTTGATATCGTCCCAATGAGTAACAATCAACACAGCAGCAGCGGCAACAGCAGCAACGATTGCGGCAGGAGTTGCAATAATTGCAGCCAATGCGGCTCCAACTGTTCCAATCGCTGACACTAACGCTGGCCCAAAAGAAACAAGCAGTGCGGCTCCAGCCGCAGCAAACGCAGCAATTACCGCGTCAATGTTTTCTTTTAAGAAATTAATAATACTTGTTAAAGATTGAACTACAAGCCTCATTGCTGGCTCTAATTTTTCACCAAGCTCAATTCTAAATGCCTCCATAACGCTATTAAGCGCAGCCTGATCTCCAGCAAGATTGTTTACATTAAGAGCTTGTTGTTCGTAAGCTGTTGAAGTTCCTGTGAGCGCAACCTCTAAATCTGCGGCATTGTCTGCTTGGTCAATCAATGTCAAAGCAGCAATAGCTGCCTCTCTACCGAACATTTCCGTTGCTTCGGTCACGTTCATGTTCTTTGCGGCAAGATTTTCTAAAGATGCCGCCAAACCAACAACAGAAGGACGCAAATTCCCTTCTGTAGATTCTTCAAGTTTCAGCAATACATTTCGGAGTCCTGTTCCAGCCTCTGCTCCTTTTATGCCGCCAGCAGCTAATAGCTGAATTCCTACGTTGGCTTCTTCAAACGACAGGCCAGCAGCATTTGCAGCGGCACCAACATTTTTCAACGCTTCTGACGTTTGAGCAATTTCAGATGCGCCAAATTTCGCACCAGCAGCCAGGACATTGATAAACCTGTTGGCTTCTTCTGCTCCTGCGCCAAATTGGTTGAGAGATGTGCCGAGAGTATTTGCTGCTTCCGTCAGTTCTATTCCAGCAGCCTCTGATAAAGTCACAGCGGCTCTTGTTACTTCATTTAATGCTTCGCCAGATTCGAGCAGGTCTGGTTTTGCTGATGCAATTAACTTGAAAGCAGTAACAGCTTCAGAGGCGGACAGTGTAGTTGTCGCGCCAATGTTTTTTGCTTGCTCTGATAGATATTCAAGATCTTCACCAGTTGCACCAGTGATGGCAGAAAGGTTAGACAGTGATGCTGTGAATTCTGCTGTCGTTTGAATAACGCTACGCATCAATGCGCCAGCGCCAAGCGCAGCAAGCGCACCAGAAACTAAGCCGATTTTGCCTTTTAATTCTGAAAAAGAATTGCCTGTTTTATCATTGCTCTGTTTTAGCTTATCTTCAGTTTCTTTACCTTTTCTGCCAAGAGCGCCAAGCTCATCATTCGCAGCTTTGAGTTGCCTGGTATCAACTGATATTACGATTTCGGCTAAATCTGTCATCGCTCTTTAACCACTATATTCCGCAGCGCGGATTTTAAGTTACCAGCAATTCGTTCCTTTTCTCGACCGCTAATAAACGGAGCCGGAACATTCTTGTCATCAAACTGCATAATGCTATTGGCATATATAGCTGACAATTTCCTGATTGTTTCTGCTTCCCACAAATTCAGTCGAATGCTTGTGGACCGCATAAAAGCATCAAGCTCTTGCCATGTGATTGCATGAACGCCTGAGCCGCTATTCATAGCAACGCCAATTCTACTCAGTAGCTCGATGATGTAGTTGAACGGCCCCAAATCTGGAAGCCGATCAACTATTGACTCATCATCTTCTAAAAAGCTCGCCCTTGAACTTTTCTGATCTTTTGCTCTGGAGTTTAACCATGCCCATTGCTGAGCATACAACTCCAGATCAGCCTCTATCCCAAAAAATAGTTAGCTCGATCAGCAGCCGCCTCGATTAACTGTTCAGCAATCCAGTTCCTTTTCTCGTAAAGCATCTGTGCGTTTTCTTTCGAGCATTTGAGCTGTTGTCCTTCAAACTCAATGTTCTTTGTCCACTTCACAGTGCATTCCGAAAGTATCTCATACAGAGCAGATTCCAATGCAACATTCGGGACAGGCTTGTTCTTGTAACGGTTTGCATTCCGCGCATTGACCCGCTTGGCAACTGATTGCCATGTTGCGCTGTCTTTGCCAAGAACAGTTATCACCAAATTATCGCCATTATCATCTGTCAAATATTCACCAGTTGCTGGATGCTGCAAACGGATGTCGATCCCAACATCCGCCGCAGTTTGTAAATCGAGATTAGCTAAGTCCATGAGGTTTCCTTTTTAGATTATTAAGCCGCTACATTTACAGGAGCAGTTACAAGTTCCATCGTTACGCTGTCAGACTTGATGCTGTCAACATTGCCAGGATTAACTTGATATCCCATTACCAGCGCAGTGAAGTAATCATCTTCTCCGTCAGGATAGGTGATCTTCACGCTGATTTCAGTGTCGGACGTGTGAGCAGTTTTCAATACGCCCTGTCCTGCATCTGCTGCATCGGCTGCAAAGTTCAAAGTCATGCTGCCGTCATTCACGGAGCCTTTCTTTTTGACTACTCGCCTTTCACCGAGAGGTGAATGAGTAATCAGGTTGTAAACTGAACCGAAAGCAGGAATCTCAGTCACTTCTCCGACTGCGCTCCAAGACAACGCTTCATATCCAGTTTGATCGTAAGTTGCTGGCAAAGATGCACTTGCGTACAGTATGGTTCCAGCAGAGGTTTGAATTGCCATTTTTAAACTCCTTCAGGTTATTTCAGAACCGCTCGAATCTGTGCCGCGAGCAGTTTGTTGAATTCTTGCACGTTTTTGCGTATCCATCCGCTTCTGGCTTGAGATGACCATCCGTCAAATTCAAGCCGATAGATATAAGGCAGATTATTCGTCAAATATAGTTTTCCAGTATCAATCGACTTTTCTACAGCTACGCTAACTTGATTTGCTTTCTCTGGAGCGATTTGCCCTTTTGCTGACTTGTCTGTTTGGTTGGTTGTTTTTGTGCTTGGGCTTCCAGTAGTTACAAACCAATTTCGTTTTGCTGTTCCTGTATCAACAGGAGTTCCGCCAATTATACTTGAACAAAGCTGAAACATTCCTGCTCTGCAAGCCTTTTCAAGCCTGTCTCTAATCTCTGGCTCAATCTTTTTCCAATCTTGCTCAAAGCTCATACGAAAGCCCGCCAGTAAATGCTGACCGGAACAAAAAACTGATTCTCGTCAATAAACGGAGTTTCAATTACCGATCTCGTTATTCTCACTTTGACGCTATTGTGAGTGAACTCCGAGCCACGCGGATAATGCACAGAGACAAGTCTGGCTTGTTCTTGCGCGTCAAATCTTCGATTGCCTGTCCAGTCTGAAATCGTGACCTGATAGATTCCTTCGTAATTATCCGTACTGGTATCTTCCAGACCTACTTGAGTTTTTATATTTGGAAAAAAGTTTTCCCGCATGTACAGAGTTCCGTGGACAGGAGTGTATTCTGAATTCTCCCAAACAATAGGCGGAACTCCAGACGCTTGCATGGTTGCAAGTCTGGACGATAACGCTGTATTGATGTCCTTCTCTGCTGCGCTCATACTCTTAGCTGCAAAATATACATGACATTCGTTCCGGCTGGTTTAATTTGCCGAACGTCCATCACTCTGTGAACTTTGCTATCTACTGTTGCTGTCCATCCTGGCTGCGGCGCAGAGCTTGTGTTGGACAGTAAAAGTTTAATATCCGATGATCTTATTGAATTCCCATCAATCTCTGACTGGTCGTAATTTGAAGCCAGCCCATAACCGCTGATGCTGTTATTTGTTGCTACAGTAGTAACAACGCCAGTTGCCGGATCAATGACTTCTGACGATTCATAATTCAGTGTGATTGCCTGTCCGTTCTCGCGGAGCAATCGTGTTGCTGTTGTTTGCAGTGCGCTGTAATTGACTGGCATTTGTTATGCCCTGATCACTGAGAAGCTATTGCCCATTGAACTGCTTGTAACCAGTTTTCGCAGTATGTTTCCAACGCTGCGAATAATCACAGAGCTTGCTGCATTGTCCATGTATTCAACTTCAAGCACATCAACCTTTTCGCGCTTAACGGCTCGATCCACATTCGACAAAGGATCGTTGCCTTGCATGATAGAAATCGCAATAGTGATTTGAGCGTCTTTTACCAGTTGAGGAATTTCGTCTGATTCTTCCAAATAGCCGTCAATCCATAAATCTGATCGCGGGAACTGCAACGGTTGAGTTTCGATATACTTGATGCCTTTGAACGGCTGCTGCTCAAAGTAATCCATTGCCTGAATCAACAACTGCGACTCATCGCCGTAAGTATAGGAAATCAGAATATTGCGGTCAGTGCAGAACTGCGTAAATTCAGCCACAGTGACGTAGCTGTTAGCACCAGCAACAACAGTTCCATTCTCAACAGTAATAGTCGCCATGATTCACTCCGATCAGATGAAGAAAAGCGGGCAGCAAACGCCACCCGCCTTCCATCAGTTTTTAGCCAAGCAGAACAGCCATATGCTCAGGCTTGATAGCAGAAACGCCCCAAGCCAAAGCGACTTCAAAGTGAACCTGTCTGTACTCTTTGTACATCGACACTTCAAAGCTGATGCCTGATCGCGGATCGGTCATAATCATCACGTCCTCTGCCAGATCGCCTTCGATGGGACGGGCAGGAGCGCGAGTGACCAGAACGATGGCCGATCGGTTGAAAGCCATATTGGCAGTGTAATCACCGCCGACAGTGATGGCTGAGTTGTCTGCAACAGCAGTCTTGAGTCCAGGAGCAGCAATGGTGAAAGAGCCGCCAGACAGAGCACTGGTCACGAGATACTTGTTGCTATCACCAGCGAAAGTAACAACGTCACCAGCAACGATTGTGCCGGAGCCAGTGTCAGCAGCGATAACAGTATCACCAACAGCCAGAGAGGCATCGTTGACCAGATAGCTGGTGCCAGTGCCTTGAGTGTGGCTATTGACCTGTGCAGATTCGCGGATATCCATTCCGGCAGTGGAAAGCAGAACGCCTTGACGCAGCAGAGAGTCATTGCCCTGAACATCATAGCGGCTTTGCAAGCCAAGCATCTTTGCACCAGCAGCAGAGCTAACAACCAGTTGGTTGCCAGTCAGCGGCGAGCCGTTATCTTTCAGGATTCGCAGAGCTTCTGAAGCATCAGAGAAATTGCCAGCAGTGCCGAAAGGAGTCGTGCCGGCTGTGCCGTATGCGCGAGATGAACTAGAGTACAGATCAGCAAGATCGCTTTCAACTTCGTTGCAGAGAGTCCGCATTGCCTGAGCAAATTGGTCGCGCAGAATGTTGTTGTATCCAGGCCCATTAGCATTCAGACCGCGCTGCTCCTCGCCATTCCAGCGAACAGGAACACCGCGAGACTTGCTGATGCTGATGGTCTTGTTGGTGATCGTCTGATCGCCAGTATCAGGAGCAGTCTGTGCAGGAGTAATATCAGCAGCAGTAGAAGCCGGAGCAACTGCGCTGCGAATGGTTTGACCTTTTGCGGCCCTTTCAGCATTTGCGTCAAGAGTTACAGAAGGAATAAGCCCGACCAGTTCGCGCGAGACAGTATCCAGCGCTTCATACAGGTCAGGAGTCAGGTTAGTGAGAGTATTAGCCATGAAAGTTTACCTTTGTGTCA